CTTGATCGGCGGAGGAATCTTTGCCACGATCGTCTGCTTGACCGCTGCCACCGCGATGATGCCCGCCCGATGAAGCGCCTTGTCAATTCCAGCTTCATCGCCCTTGAGAGCGGCAGTCACCGCTTGATCCAACATGGGTTGCCAGCGATTTTGCGAATCCCTCATACCGGGACGCAGGAAAGGCCGAGCCGGGATGTTGCGGGCCGGGCTACCGGTCTCATGAATGTAGGCTAACTGAGCGTTGGTCGGCACCGCTCCCTTCGCCCCCGGTACCGCCTTACGATCCGCGCCTTCATCCGCCACGCCGATGTACACCGAGCTATTTGACAGCTTTTTCAGCGCCGCCGAGATTTTCTTTGACATATCGGGTTCGATTGTCATAACTGAATCGGCCTGATACCCGCGATGTTTTGGAAGTAATAGAAACGCTGACCATAGGTGCTCATGTTCCAGAACCCGGCGTCAGTGGTGTAGGCCCCCGAGCCGCTATCATAGCCGACCGAGACGCCACCCACTGAACGGCTGGTTGCCGGGCCAAGCGCCAGCGGAGCCTGCCCGGCTTGGCTCTGGCGCTCATTCTGGCGCTCCAGCGTCAACATATGCGCCACGTACAGCTCCTGGCCCAACACCAGACTATTGCGCCAGCTTCTTGGGTTCAGCGGCGTCTGGTACAGCACCACGTCGATCCAGAAGGCGAGCGCGTCCTCCGTGTAGACGGTAGGGTCGGAAAAGGCGGGGAAATCCTTGCGGAAATCGCTAGGGGTCAGTACTCCAGTGACTCGCGGAGCTGAAGTGCATTGCAAGGAAGCGATGTCGGTGAGAACGCGATTATCATCCAGCGTCACCTCAGCTTGCAACACGTACAAGCAACCATCGATCATGTTGCCAAGCAATGCTGAAGTCTTGGTGTTACTAAATGACGGTGGACCAAGAATACGGGCAGTAGCGTTAGGATCATCCACCGGGGAGGACGGATCTACACTGCAAATCCAAGCCGCCGCCACGATAACGCCAGTCGCACCAATCTGAATAGTGAAGTCGAACATGAAAGTGTCGGCAGCGGGAGCCGGTGCAATTGGGCTAAAAGCGGCCATTCAAGCAGCTCTCCGCAGTGGTGGTGCGATGACTATCCTGTCAGTTCCACGACCGAATTTCGATGGCGGCACAACAGCCACCCGGCCATTCCCGATAGCCGTGATCATACGATCCGGAAGCGCAGTTGTCAAGTAGCGATCCGGCGGGACGTCAAGCACTGCCCCGGATACCCCGGATATCCAAGCACTGCTTCGATCAAACGTGTCTTTTTCAAGAGACGTGGTGGTGCGTAATCCAAGAATACCAACAATGACGGGTCCACCTAGTATTGTTGAGGTCTGACTATCCTGAACAACGTATAACCTACCAATCGTACCAGTAGCCAAGGCACTGGCACTGAGCCTCTGCACATCTTGGGGAATAGTTAGCGTACCAATTACATCAGCAATAACACCTGTTGCAGTAAGTGTTTGTCTAGCCTGCGTCGCGATCAGCGTACCGACGGTCGCCCCAAGACTAGTAGCAACAATCGTGTTTGGTGCCTGAACAACGGTGAGCGCACCAACTACACCAGAAACGATACCCGACGATGCAAGCGTCTGTGCCTGCGTCTCAGCCAATCTACCGATGATGATGGCACCACCAGCCGCGTCGATCGTATTTGGTACCTGGGTGACATTGAGCGTAGCAATGTTTGTATTGACGATGCCATATAACGCCGTTGCCGCCTGATCATCCTGGATAATTCCCATATGACCGACGAACACACTGGCGACGAGGTGCTGATCCGTTTGAGCGAGAGCGAGAGCGCCGCTTACGGTGATGCGCGCGATCGCCGTGACTGTTTGATTAGCCTGGAGGGCGGAGAGGGTGCCGCCAGCCATAACGCCGCCGGTCGCTGCGAGCATCTGCGGATCTTGGGTGACAGCAAGCGCCCCGGTGACAATTGTCCCGCCGTGCGCGGTGACAATGTGACCAGCTTGACCTGCAATAAGTGCGCCGTGAACCTCAGAGCCAGCAGTCGCCGCCAAAATCTGCGGTGCTTGATTAACGCTGAGCGCGGCGGCAGGGACACCCAAATAATAAAGATAAGAAACATCCGACTGCGGCAGCGCACGGTTATAAAGGCGAAAATCGTCAAGCTCGCCAACATACCAAGCATCACCATGGGCATTCGGGTGCCCGACACCACCTAAGAAAACGTTGGGCTGACTATAACCGGCAAATGACCCGCCAGACCCTGGTGTAGTGGCACTAAGAACACCATCGATATAAATGTGTAGTCCACCCTCTTCATACGTCGCGACAACGTGGTGCCATTTGCCGTCAGTAATCGTGGTGGTCGTGTAAAGTAGCGTTCCGCCACCGACATAGACGTACCAACCAATCGTTCCATCAGCATTAAGGAAGAGGTCTTTGTCGGTCGTGCCAGTGGAAAAACCATTGGCAAAACCGACGATCTGCATATTCCTACCGGATGGTACGGGCTTTACCCATACCGATATCGACACATAGGGAATATTGATGACTTGGTCATTGGCGACGTAGTCGCCTGTACTATTTAAGATGACACCGTTGCCAATAGGTCCGCTCTTATCCGATGTCGCACCGCCCTGGAAGAGACCGTCGTTGCTATTCCCGGTTAAATCTATGCCGCTACCATCGCTGAGCTTCCAGTGCGCGATAAGACCCGCCGTGTTTTCGCCTGTGATCGTGCCTGTTGCATTCAGTGTCTGATTGTCTTGAACATTGAAACCCGGCGCTAAAAACGACCAAGTCTTATATCCGCTTGGAATAGGATAAATCTGAGTTGCCGTGTCCCCGTGAATACGCGCTTGACTATAATACAGCGCAGCATACGGATAGATGTTGATCCCAGCCTGACCAACCCAATTGGCGCGTGCGCCGGTCCCGGCGACGGGATCACCATGCCATACACCATTTGTCGATAAATAAAGCTGCTGATTGTCACAATCGACGGCGATGCCGATCCGGGTTCCAAGCCCTATCGTTCCTAAACCGTAAGAAACCCCATTATTAAATCCGGTGACAAAACTATAACCGTCATCGCGTGTACCACCACACTGATACGGTATGTAAGTATCCATCCCTGCACCGGCTGCGGTGCTGTCATCCGCCACACCAAAGGCGATGTATGTAGCAAGAGGGCCACCAATACCTTCAATCTCGCAATACCACTTGCCAGTGACATGAGCGAGATTTCCTCTGACAGAAGTCCAGCCGCTTGAATTTGTGCCTTGCGCGTCAAGGTCATTATTTGACTTTACGACCAGGGTTCCGCCGTCGCCCCAAGCAAGGTCAGGCATTTCCGGCGGTCACGGTAAACGCCGTCACAGTCACCGTCTGACCGCTGGCGATGCTGCTGTTGTTGAGCACAAGATCGGTCGTCGTGTTGCCCTGGACGTGGCACACTTTCGCCCCGTCATACATGCGGAAGCTCTGCGCCGTCCCGGTGCCGGTAGCATTGGCACTCCACGTCCCGGCAATCGCCGTCACACCACCGGAAGAGGTCAGGAAGGCCGCCGGAAGCACGATGGTCGCGAGCAGGCCCGTGGGGTCCGCTGCCGAGCAGTTGGCAGGTTCAGCACCAGAAAAAATCAGCAAGGTACCAGAAGTACCAACACTTGCCTGGATCTGACTGACCTGATTATTGCGCAAAGTCGCGCTATATTGGAAAGTCATTCCATTCTCCCCATAAAGAGCTGGCGAGGCCGTGAGGCCTCGCCAGCAATTACTGTAACTACGGCAAAACTACTATGTGTTACGCGGCAACACCACCCATGTCGTCATCCCGGCGGCGCTTCCACCCAATGACGCCGAGTAGGCCAATGAGACCGCTGCCCATCAGCGCGAGTGACCCCGGCTCCGGTACCGCAGCGGCTGGTGCGGCTTCAACAAAGAACGAATCCGGGCCATCGTTCAATCCTGACATCCTCGCGAGGAACAACACCGTGTCGCCCACGTGAATGTCGTTGTTGGTCAGATCGAAGCCAGAGATCGTGTAATCGGGAAATCCGGTGCCATTGTTGACATCCGGCACGTTGCCCGTCACACCGCCCGTGAAGCTGTCGAGTACAGTGTGTGTCGTCAGGTTCAAGAACCAAAAGCTATTCAGCGTTTCGGCGACGTTGGTTGAGTTGATATCGACGCCGATGCTGAAAGTCAGGTTATTTGGGTTGTCGCCATTGGCAAGCAGGAATGCCAAGAGCGGACTACCTGAACCAACTTGATAACCAGTGGCGAAAGTATCATCGGCGAGCGTATTGCGCCCACCGTTGCCCTGGTCGCTGAAGGCGCTGATTGCGCTTGTATTACCTGCGTTGCTGTAGTCGTTATATCCGAAATTCGCAGGCTGCTGCGGCTGATTTTCGCCACAAATCACGCACGGCGCGTTCTGTGGCTGATTACCGCCCGGCACAAAGTTACCAAGCGACAAGTTACCCGAGTTGGTGGTATTCCATGGCACCCCACCTAAGGTGACAAACGTGTCGGCCTTGGCCGGTGACATCGACAGCAGTGCGCCGCACGCGGCACCCACCATCAACAGTTTCATTAGAGTTTTCAAGGTACCTTTCCTCTCATCAACTGGCGCGAGGAGGCCTCCTCGCGCGAGCGTCGACTAGACCACCTAGCTTAACCTCTGTCAAGGCTGCTGAGGCGAACTACGCCGCAGCCATCCCAGAAGTGTCATCCCGCCGCTGCCTGCGCCGGATGAGGAATGCCATACCGAGCAACGCCGTCCCAAACAGGATCAGTGACCCCGGCTCTGGGACAGCCGTTTCCTGCAAGTCAATCGTCAAGTTCGCTCCGCCCACGCCGCTGGTCGTGATGGTGTAGGCCTCGGTGGCAGAAAACAGCGCTGAACCCGTATCGAACAAAGTATTCATCGACTGGGTCTGGAGCTGAGCGAGAAACGTGTTGCTGTCGAGGATGTCGCTCGCCAAAATCGGGTTGCCCGGCCCCGGAATCGAGTTGTTGGTCTGGATGCTGGTTACTTCCAGCACGTTGTTAATCGCCCCCGAAAATAGGTTGGTCGTAAGCGCGCTGAGAAAGCTAGCGATACCGGACGCAGTCAGGTCGGTCTCAGTCACCCACAGAGTGAATGATCCCGCGCCGATTGCATTGTCAACGTTGATGGTGTTCGAGAACAGCGTCCCCGGCGGTAGCGGCGGCGTGCCATCGGCGGTGCCGCTTACCGTCCAGTCACCGACTGTGGTCGGGCCAAAGCTAGCTGGACTTGGCCCAACATTGCTCTGGAAGACGTTGTTGGTGTTGTCCTGACCAGTGATCGTAATGTTGTTGGCGAAAGCCGGTGACGACAGCGCTGTCCCGGCCAACAGTGCAATCAGCGAAAGATACTTCATAACTTCCCTTCCCTTCCCAAGCGTCATCGACTGAGATAGAATACCATCATGGAAATGAACCCGTCAAGGCCGAGATAGCGAACTAGTTGGACCCGCCACGCAGGATTCCAATTCCAGTACCACCCGGCCCGTAGTAGCCCGGCCCGGACCACGCGTAGCCGGTCAGCGGCGGCGTCTGAGCGCCAAACCCCATAAATGAGAACAGCACCCACACCGGCATACAATCCGACTCGCGCCACATGTACTGCGGTGCGCGCGCTGCTTCCGGCGTCGCGTCTGTCCACCACTTGGCTGCGCCGACCGGCATCAACGGCCTCCTGTGATCGGGCCGCCCTGGCCCATGCGGTCGATCCGCTGGAAAAGACGCCCTGCCTTGTTGGCCCCGCGCGTCACCGTGTTGAGCGCGTGGGTTGCACCCCGCACGGCCCCCGTCGCAGCCTTGGTGATACCAGTCGCCAGTCCACGCGGCTTGGGCGGCTGGGTCGGCCTTGGCGGCTGGACCGGTTTAGTCGAGACCGGCGGCTTGGCAGCGATCGGCGGGCGCGTCGGCGTCGGTGGACGCGCGGCGACCGGCTGTGGCGGCTTCTTGGGCGCGGTGGGCGGTTTCGGCTGTGCGATCTTGGGCGGTTTCGGCTGCGTCGGCGGCTTAGGTATCTTTGGTTTTACTACCTTCTTGGGCTGCGTCGGCGGCTTGGGCGGCTTGGGCGACATGGCTGGAGCACCCCCACTCGGCCCCGCATCATGAAGATGGAGATGGATGTGAGGCATTTAACGCCCACTCATACCAGGAAATATCTTGCTGGGATCGACCCCGGCTTTTTTACTTGCACCCCACGCATTATTGGCACGGGCCTCGGTATCGGGCCGCGACTTACGATGAGCAGAAGCCGCTGCGCCGTGGGCCGCCGCAGCCTCGACATGGCCCAATTTGGCATGATGCTGCTGCATGTATTCATGGATGTCAGCATTCCCCAAAGCCTCTGCCCGAGACACCGCCTTGGGATCAGTGTGCGGGTTACTAACCGTTCCACGTTTGTGACTGGCTGGATTTTGGCCCGGCCCGTAGTCATGCATATGGAGGTGGATGTGAGGCACTACCTTCGACCAAATAGACGCTGGGTACGGGTACCCCCGGCTGACGCCGAACGTGATGGCGGTCTAACAGCATTTCCCGCTTCGCCGCCGGGTGCTGCGCTATGGCGCGCCGCCACTCGCTGCTCAGCCGGGGATGCAGCCGCCTTCGAGGCCTTGTTAGCCCGACTAGACATAGCATTGGCCTGCGGATGGCTGCGAGCATGATAAACAGCAGCGGTACCGTGGGCCTCCGCTGCTTGGTGATGTTTGTAACCTGAAGTATAGTCGCCCCCTTCATTGGATACATTGGCCAACTCGCGGTGAAACTTCTCACTGGCCTTGTGAACGGTAGCAGCGGCATGACTAGCCGGATTTTTGCCGGGTTCATAGTCGCGGGTGTCACCGCTACCCTTACCGTGACTAGCTGAATTTTTACCCGCCCCATAGTCGTGGAGGTGAATGTGTGGCATCGCATGGGTCCTTTCCCTCTATGGCCCAGTCATTAGACCACAAGGATGAAGTATTTGTCAATGCTTTTTGCGGGAATCCCCTCCAGGGCCATGGCCCTTGCCGTACTTATTCCGATGATAGGTGCGCGTGTTCTTCCGCGTGTTCACGTTTCTTAAACCATTTGGTTTCACCACGACCGTGCGCAGCCCACTCCCCACCACGTGCACCAATGCCTTCAATAATCTTGTGCTGGCCTATACGACCGGCGACATAACCGCTCGGACCACCAGAAGCGCCTCTGCCGCCGCCCTTACCGTGGCTCGCCGGGTTTTGACCCGGCCCGTAGTCACGGCCCCGCGCATCCGTCGCCCCCTTGGGAATGTCGGGCATCACGTCGTTGCCATCGTCGCGGCTGTCGGTGGCTCCCTTGGGGATGTCGGGCATCACATCGTTGCCCTCATCCGCCGTGTTAATATCGTAGCCACTAGGCTTACCATTGGTAAAGGACACTTCATCCGCCGTGTTAATTTCGTAGCCGCTAGCTTTACCATTGGTATAGGACACCGCTCCCACGTCTTTCATCTTGGGATCCGGGAACGACTTATTCTGCTGCGGTGCGAAGGCCCCATCATAGACCTTCACCGGGCCGCCCATTACCGACCCCGAGTTACCGGATGACGGGAACGGCTCTCCGATGTCGGTCTTGATCGTGCCGTATTGCGAGCCTGCCGGATCAGGCTTCCACATCGCCTCATTCTGCTTCTGAATTTCGGCAATGCTCTGCGGGCCAACTGCTACGGTCTCGGCCATGGCTTCGTCCTTATTTCGGCGTTGAACTGAATAAGAGATAGCGGCGGCCTGCTTAGGGTCTTTCCCGGCACGCACTTCAGTCGCGATGTTCTCGTGCAGCGCCTCCTCAGATGACGACTGCTTGAGCGGCATCAGGCCCTCTTCACCCCACAGGCTTCGAGATACGAGTGCATCTTCGGCTCAACGAAGCGCACCGGCACCTCCTGACGTCCGACGCCAAAGGCGATCCGCGCGTTGCCCTCGATGGTCAGCATCACCGCCCGCGTGAACAGGCAAGTGACGACGGGTTCACCGCGAGCCGCTTCCTCCAGAGTGATCGGGGAGTTCATCGTGCCGCCGAATGGCGTGGCCATGGCGGGCGCACGCGGACGCGGCGGGCTGGCGGATGCCGCCCGCTCCGTCAGCAGGCGCTTCACGTCCATCGTCATGTTGGCCCCGTCACGCGTCAAGCGTACTCGCGCCTCATCGGCAGTGAGCATCGCAATGTCATCCGGGGAATTGTACGCTGGCGGCGGCTCGATCGGCTCAGTCTTGTAAGGTTCCGGCAAGGGGCCTCCTGGTACATAAGGCGGTTCACCAGGAGGGGTTTCGGGCGGCACATCCGCCGCAACCGTCTCGCTGGTCTGAGTGATGTCGTCTTCCTTGTCCATTTGCGGCGTGGGGTCGCGCCTAGTCGTTTGTGCCACCTGTCACCTCTCTATCACGGGCCGACCAGCGGCCAGTTTGGCACCACATTTTCGGATGGCTTCAATACGCCATCCTTCATTAACTTGTCTCGAATGCGATCGACCAGCGTGATCACCGAGCCAAAGCCTTTGAGTGGCATGACGATGACCACCCTGTCTATCGCATCGACGTGCGCGGTGAAGAACTCTAAGCGGACGATGCCATCGCGAATGGTGATGTCCTTCAGCCCGTCACAAAACAGCGTGTTCATGATGCGCCCCCGGCTGGCAGTCCGGGCACCAGTTCCACGATGTTTACACCACCGTAGCGCATCAACTCACTTGTCCAAGCGTCGCTGCACATGACAATCCAGCTTGTAAACCAGAAAACCGGCGCGAATGACTTCGACTTCACTCTCAGAATGAAGTAAGGTGGCGACGTACTGATCGCAACGCTCACTATCCCAG